AAGTCGTATAGTCAATCAATACAATGCCAAATCCAGTTGAACTATTCACAGCGTTAGCTAGAGCAGAAAAACCAAATGTAGCAGTAGTGCTTGACGTATAAGAAGTAATCGCAGCATCAACACCAGCATTATCACCATTGATAAAACCAATAGTAGCACCAACTAACTCAGCATCGTCATACGAAGTTAATCGTTTACAAGTTAGAGTTGTAGTTGAGCCACCATCAGCCTTTTCATAGTAATCAGCTAGTATTGGGAAAGCCGAAATGATGTCAGCGTTCGTTAGCGTCCACGCCATTGTTTATACCTCGTCTAGACACGCCAACTCTTTCATAGAGTCGAAGTGTGCCTTCTTAGATAAAGTGACAACATCTCCCTTTTTATAGGTATAGATATTGCCGTCAATGCCGTGAGAACCATCACAGAGCGCTTTCAATTGAAGCTTAGTAGCTGTTTTAGCTACTGCTTTTTTAGCTACCTTGCCCAACATTCGATTAAACGCCAGTTAAAACGCGTACAGCATTTTGGTCTACTACTGCATATTTTAAGATTCCATACCAACCAACATTCATTAGTCTGTTTAGAGAATCGTTGCCATCAGTAACACGAAGTTCTGGCGACATTGCAACAGCTTTACCTAGTGCGTTTCTACCAAAACAAGAAACAGTACCAGCTGTTACGTTAGAATCTTCAACAATAGTGAATCCCTCAAGGCTGCCAACACGACCAGAAGTTGCTTCATTCATATCTGTACTTTGAGCAATAGTGATGTAATCACCTTTGATGTCAGATACTTGTGCTGGATTAACGAAAGCTACATAGCGACCGTCTTCAAACTTAGCGATACCAGCGTTAGCTAGAGCAGTATATGCTTCACGTAAGTCTAAGTTATCCAAAGTACCAGCAGTATCAGCAGCGATAGTATTAGTACCAGCTTCAACAGCAGCAAGACCTAGTTTATCAGTTGTTTCACCTAAGTTAACACCAACCAATTCAGCAGAAGCCAAGTCAGCTTTACCAGCAGTAGAAACATTTGCTAATGAAGTTGAAGTGATTACAGCACCATATTCAGCCATAGTCAAAGTAACTTTGGTGTCAGTCATTGTAGTTGAAGTCGCTGAAGTACCGTCAGTCAATGGCGTAGTTGCCGCTGACATTCTTGAGAACACAGTGAATGCGATTGAGTTAGCCATTTCGTCTTGACGAATTGTAGCGTAAGCATCAATCTTGTTGTAAGAGTTACCAGAAACGATAACCGCTTGGTTCATTAAATCTACTGCCGAATCCGACAATGCGCTTTTTGTATTTATAGCCATTTTTATTACTCCTAAGTAATTTTATTTATAATTGTTTCTGAAGTGCGTATAGTTCAGCCATAGTTTTAGCGCCCTTAACTCTTTCACTAACATCTAATGATGCTTTGTTAGAAGTTGCGTCCACTTTCTTTGGTTGAGTTTCGCCTCCAGAAAATAAGTAAGGTTTATCACCTTTTAATTGGTCAATGAACGTAGCTTCATTAAAGTCTTCACTACCACTAGCTTGTGATAATAAATGCTTAAAGTAATCAACGTCCTTTATACCGTTTTCAGTAACAACCTTTTGAACAGCCATATCAGCCTGTATTGCTTTGTTGTTACTTTCCAAGCCCTCAATCGTACTATTAAGCGTATTAATCAGTTCAGCAGCCTTGTCCATATCGGACTTATTGGCTTCATCAGCTTCTCTTTTAGCGTTAATTAACTCTCTCGCTTGTTCAATTGAATCAACTCCCAACTTATCAACTAACTCATTATTAGCTCGGTTCGCACCTTTGCTAAATCCTTTGTTAATCAATTCATCAAGTTTTGATTGTGATATAACCACCTCATTTTCAGTCTTAGGAGTTTCGACTACTTCCGTAATATGCTCGTCAGCCATAACATAACCTCTTTATATTTGAATTTGTTTACCTAATAATAACACTATTTTAGTCCTTTGGCAATAAAACTTCCAAGACGTTTCATCATATAGTCTTTTTGCTTATCATCTAACGCAAAGAATTCACGTCCCAATGACTCGTGATTGTAATACGCTTTGTCGTTTTCTTTATTTTTAAAATAAATCATAGCACCATCACGATGCTTCTTAACTTTCATAGCGTGAAGCATATGATTGTTGAATGTTAGATTAACTTTTGATGTTCTACCATTCTTGTTTCTATAATGTTTGTAGTCATCATCATAATGTTTAAATGCTCGATTGTTAGCATCTCTACCTTGTTGGGTTCTTTTCTGTATCCCAACAATAAACGAAGTGGAAACTGACAATATTTCTTCATCAGTCTTATCTATTGTTTTCAATAGTTTGTTAAAACTAGGCATTTTCGTTACATTGATAGCCACTAGCGTTTGCCTCCTCTCGTTTCATCTTGTAGAACCTGTGTCTGCAATTATAAGAGCGTCTTGAATCTCGCTCTAATGAGTTCTTTTTAGAGTCATCATAACATTTGTTCTCTGATAATAGGTGTGAGCAATATTCACGTGTCTTGTCATCCTTAACGCCAACATAAACCCAAACACCATCACCAACACCTTTAGCCATTAAGTCAATCAACTCTTGTTGAAACTCACCAATAGAGGTTAAAGCATAAGTCTTAGAATACCTAGCCAAATCAGAGTCTGCTAATGTTTGTTCTAATCCAGCAACCATATCGGATAATGAAGCATCTGATATAGAGTATTTATATAACTCACGTTTAACAGATAAGCCAATATCATCAGCAAGTTTAGTAAACTGCTCACGCTTCATATTCTTTATAATTTGAATGTTCTTAGCATCTTCAGCAGTAAACAAAGCATCAAAACCATTGGTCTTAAAAGCCTTTTGTGTGCCATCAAACATCTCATTGAAGCGGTCATCAATCAAGCTATTAACCATCTTGTAGTAACCAGCATCACGTAAGGTATTACGCCAAGCAAACTCATAACCAAGAATGTCATCAGTTGATAGACCAGCAAGTTGTGCTGTGGCAATACGTTTTACTCTTTTAAATACCGCATCTGCTTCACTATCAAACCCTTTGATAAAGCCATCGACTTTGCTCTGTTCTTTGTTGTATATCGAATCAAGCGTTGGCATTTAATCCAATTGCTGCCATCGTATCGTTTAATGAACCACCAGTTTTAACCTTGTTAAGCATATCGTTACGGGCATTAATATTATCATCTACATCAATACGAGCATCTTCTTCTGTTAAGTCTGGATTGTTACGCATTAATACTTTGTGCGGTGAAGTTAGACCTAAGTCAATAGCTTTGACATCAATATCTAATTGCTCATTCTGTGAAGCTGGGTAGTTAGGTTCTTTAAAGTCTACTGACATATCACCAGCGATAGTATTACCATAGTAATCACTCACTTGTACGATTAAAGCGTACAACTCTTTCTCATACATCTTGAAGTCTGATTGTTGCTCAACAGTAAACCTGTCCATCTTTAGGTTTTCCATCTGTAAAGCGAAACCAGAAGATGCTTGACCAGTCATTCTAAATTGATTAGGTGATACGCCATAAGCAACAGCAATGTCATTAGCTAAGTCTTTAGCAACCTTGTTTAATTGTTCATAGTTAGACTGTAAGTCTAGAACGTCAATCTCTGTGTTCTGTCCAGTCAATGTTAGGATTGATAGTGGGTCTAATACTTGTCCAAGTAACTCACCAACATTATCACCTTTACCAACTAACTGTTTGAATGATTGCGTCTTAATGATGTGGTTTAAGAATGTTAAATGAACAGCCATATCAATAGTGCCGCCCGTTAAGTCATCACCAGTAAATGCGTCCCAGAATGATTCATCTCTCCAACCATTATGTAAGAACACAAACGGTAATACACCAAATGGGTTAATCATTTCTTCATTATCTTCAACAGCTACAATCTTTTCTTTGCCGCTTTCTTTATCAATGTAGTAATGCTCTTCATCAGTCCAGTAAGCCCAGCGTTCGGTCTTGCCCTCTTTACCAGTCATCTCTACAAAGTAAGCAACTGAATGAACATCACCTTGGCTATATTCAACCTCTGTTAAGTGAGGTAAACGTAACATAATCTTTGGCTGTTCTTTGTTACTATCCCAGCTAA